CAAGCGGCAGACGTCAGATCAATCTTTCGATCATAACCAGTTGACCCACCGGCACCACCACGACCAACATCAATCTTAGGCACTCGCACCGTTTTACCATTGTACCTAACTTCAATCTCTGTGCCGCAAGACAGGTTGCCTAGCGCTTTAAAATCCCACCCGGAAGACGCAGACCAATTTGTAGACAATTCGGCAAAGCCCATTTGATCTGCTGTTCGTGGTCCTACTCCGGCACACGACACAGCCTGCCCAATGTCTGTATAAAAACTAGCCGCCGCATTCTGCCACCCACCGCCAGAAGCAGCATACGGATCACTTCTTGTTTCGCCTGGATTTACATTTCTGTCGGTGGTGGTCTGCGTGTTATCTGAATCTTGTGGCTCAGAAATGACAGTAATAGCGTTAAACATGCCATCTAGAGTATCTGTAAAAGAAGTACTTATTAAATTTTGCCCTTCTTGAACAGAATACAACACTGGTTGTTCTTTTTTCTCGAATACGCGAAGAATATCTTTTTCAAATCTAATAACAAATTTACGTCCGCTGATGCGCCTTTCTTCTGTCCAAACTTTTAATAGTAATTCGTAGACAGAGCCATTATCAATCTTGATCAATGGATTACGATTTTTACATACAGGCAGTCGATTAGCAACAGGAATGCCATACCTCTTGCAGACATATCGCGTAATTTGTGCTGCTGTCCACCCCTTTTTGTATGCCTTCTTTTTTGGGTTGCGTTGAAAAAGAAATGTATCTTCAGATTGGTGCAAATACACCATAGGATCTTTAAATTCTAAATTTAGACTTGAATCTGTACGAGAACCTCTAGATTTAGTCCAAATTACATATCGACCAAGTTCTTCCATCTGGTTTTTATTGTTAATAATTGAGATTTTTAATCTTTGACCTTTATCAATGTTTTTAAATAATCTTTCATTTTTTGCTGGGTGAACCGGGTCATGTAATACCAAACTACCGGAAACTGTAAAATCGTCGATACTCTCTGACCAACTTAAAGAAACAACGTGATCAGTTAAGTCAATCTTGACTAATTGATTTGCCCGCTTACCAGTCTTTTGGTTTTTGGTCCTGTCGCGATAATACAATTCAACTTTAAAACCTGTTTTTGATGCAAAGCGACGATCATCGATCCGATGTCTTGCGATCGGATAATCCTGATTAAGTACAATGATTTCGCCGTCGCCGGTTCTTTGTACAGTTTCGATCTTTTTGGGTTCGATGTACTTAGGCATTTTCGTCTAAATTATCTGCTTCAGAAATTGGACTAAACAACGATCCATCTTGTGCACGTAGTTTAATTTTAGTACCCATTTTGATGCGCTGGTTTTGGTTGGTGACTTTTTTAGGCTTTTTGCCCTTTTTGTGGGGTTGTTTCATGTTTTTGTTTAGTCGAAGAATAGTCTGATATGTAACCCCATATCGTTTGTAGTATCGAGCGATTCTGGCGGGAGTCTGCAGATCTTTGCGATTTACAACATATGTGTATGGCCCAATATCGCGACGAACCAGACTAAATGCTAATTCACGATATTCTGATAAAGCGATCGAATACCAAAGACAATCGCCTTCTTCATCATTAACTGAATATTGAGTAATCATGGCTAGGTGGTCATATACCAATCTATTTGCACTAGCATCATTGGTATAAGAACCTACGGCTGTTGGCTCAGACACAACCAATCTAAAGATAGTGTTCTGGCTTGCCAATCTTTTAAGTAATGCGTCATACCAATTCGGGTCTTGGTATGGGTGTTGAATAGTAGCAGTGTGGCCATATACAGGATTGGCTTCTAGAGGTAATAAACTATCAAAACTAATGGTCATTAGGCCAGGACCACCACCAAAAACTACCGAACCAGAAGCAGGTACATTATTATTGTTTACGTTAGTGCCTTGCTGAACATTAATAGTATCTAACGGAGCAACTGGAAGCCTAACTCCAGATAAACCGGCATTAATTAAAGTTTGATCGTTAGTAATATCGTTTCTAGCAATTAAGAATACTGCTTTGCCTTTTTCTGCTCTAGCCAATTGTCATCCCAGCGCCTGAAATTCTCGGAGCAGAACCGACTTGCTTCTTAACTTCTGAGATAAACTGATCAAGATTTTGGACACCATGAACATGCACTTCATTGATAGAGATACCGCCGCCACCGTTGCCATACTGTAGTTTTCTTGCACCCCGCGCAGAATGCAATGGAGCAACCATTTCCGGGCCAGACTCTCCGATTAGCGCCATTGTTGGCTGTGTAACTACAGCACCAGAAGCGCCACGAAGGGTTGGATTCATCGGATTAGCACCACTCCCGACCTGCCCAGTGAAGATGTCAGTCGTGGTGACACCTTCTTGCAGACCAGCACCGCCAAAAGGATTTAAAAATGATAGTTTACTGATAATCCATTCAAGCGCTTCTCTAATACCATCAACAATTTTACCAATAACTACAAAAGCCATTCTTAGTGGTGCTAATGCAGCAGCATACGCAGGTGATTCTGCAAACCACTGAGAAATATCAGCCAAAAACTCAATCACTCTAACAATAGCCATAATGAACGGTCTTAATGTTCTATAGGCTATCTCTAAACCAGTCCAAACAACTTTAATAACTTTACCGACAACTTGTAGCATGTAGACAAGATCAGGCCCGAATTCGTCGACCATCTTAATAAGCCAATCAACAAATTCTCCGGCAAATTCACCGATCCACGTAATCAAGTCTTCAGTTAACGGAGCAAGGGCAACACCGATACGCCCAAGACCGCCAAAAAAGTCTTGAATCATTCCCATAAGGCCTTCAAATACTGGCATCAGCGCACCGAAAAATTCAGTAACACCGCTCATGCCACCGGGACCGCTCCACTTATCAACAACACCTGCCAAGAATTGATTAAATCTTCCTAGCATGCCATCAATAAACGGCGCTGCAGCCGTTGAAATCTTGCCAAACCACAAAAACAAATAACCAAGAGTCTGGCCAAAAGTCTCTACCACAGGAAGTGCCGACTCAAACAGGTCCCTTAGGAATTTCTGTCCAAATGTGCTATTTGTAAATTTTCCTACTGATTGCACTAACGAGTTTATAACGTCAGTAAACATGCGAATCATGTCTGATACCATAGGCAGCAACGGCCTAAGCGCATCCAGTGAATTCGTTAAAATGTCAACAAAGTTTTGCTTGTTTTCGGGTGTAAATGCGGCATTTTTTAAATCTTCTTTAATAAACTTTTCAAGTTCTGAATAAATATAAGCGCCACCATTTTCTTGTAGTTCTTTACGCTTATCATTAAGTTCTTGAAGCGTCTCGTTGTATTCTTTTGTTCCTTTAGTCATTCCTGACAGTCGTTCTTCTAACTGCTTCTCTTCATCAACTAGTTTTTTGGTTTGACTTAACCAAATCGCTAAAGGAGCAATTCCAAACCCAATTACACCTACGAAACCAGTTATAAGAGTAACCACTCCGGCAAGTGGGGGTCCTAAAGATGCGATCGCTGTAGCCAAAACGCCTATGACAAGTGCTAAGGCAGTTGCAACATTAACTACGACTGCTCCAATAGCACCAAAAGCCGTTAATACGGACGCGGCTCCAGATAGAACCGTACCCAATTTGGTAAGTTGTGCCGACAACTTACCAGATGCGCCTGTAAATCTAATAATGTATCCTATGGCACCACCGATAGCCCTAGTGAATACTTTATCGAAAACAGCAGCGACTGAAGTAAATCTGGTAATTAGCGACACAATGACCGAAGCAGCGCCGATAACACCGTTGTCTAGTCTATTAATTCGTAGAGGCGCTCTTCTTCTAACTCTTTGCAGAATTCGCGGAGCAACCGTGGCCTCCACTGCTTCGCCGCCCATACCAGTGTCGCGCACTGCACCATCTGCAAATGCTAATGATCCGCGACCACCTGGCGCACCACCAATACCGAAATCTACATTGCCCAACGCAGCCATTCTTGCGCGCAGCGCCGCATACTGGGCGTCGAACATCATAGTGTCTAGGCTAACACGAATTCGAATGTTTTGACGATTTAGAAGAGTAATTTTGCGCTCTAATTCAGTCATCTTCTTGTCTACACGATCAAGAGATGCCCACAGAGCGTTGGCCGATCGGGTCATGCGATCGAACTTCTGAGAAGCGCGGTCTTGAATGTCAACTACTGCTTGAAGCGTAGCCATTAGCCGCCCCAGACCGCCTTCAACTCTTCAATGTGATCGTTTCGCGCCTTAATCGCGCAAGCAAATACAAATGCTTGAACACGACTTGGATAAGGCGGTGGACGATCAACCGCAGGTGTGCCGAGATGATAGAGCCGGTAGGGATCTTCGTTACCGTATCTCCAAGCAAGATACAAAAGGTACGCCTCCCCACCGGCATCTATTAGTTTCCCGCTTCTACAACCGAATTAGTCTCGTAACCTGCAAGGTCGGTAACAGTGTCAGCCAACTGGGAACGCTCACCGGGAAGCAACCACTTGATAATAACGTCGTGGGGCCGAGGACCCCAACGATCGATCAACTGTGGATCTGTTAACTTAACCGGTGACGCGAATTCCGTTTCGCCAGTCTCAACCGCTTGCTCGTGCGAGACTAATCGCTTCTTAATCTCCATGCACGACTCCACAATTACCAATGCTTCCATTAGCGCAGCGTCACGCTCAGGCGCGAGTCCGCGCTGCTTCTCCATCTTGGTTTGACGCTTCTCTGACCGCTTCATGCAAGTCTTTAGAGCATCGTCTTCAATAGCAGACAGAGTAAAAACTAGACCAAGCCGCTTAACTTCCACATCCTTGGTAACTTTTGCCTCTGGCTCTGCAGAAAGAAAATAGTCAAGAGTCGAGGAGACACCTGAACCCGGTACCTCCTCGACTTCGACCTCTTCATCGACCTCGTATACCTCTACATCATCCTTCACGATGCCTCGCCTTGTAGAAATTTACTTACGCTGACGGCTCAGTAATCCACTTGGAATTAGCGATGTCTTCGTACTCCCAAGTAAACTGAAGTTCAGTCTGACGCATTTCACTAAGAGAGAATCCTAGTGGAAGGGTCCAAAACTCGCAATTGTAAAGCACGATCTCTTCAACGCCCCAAGAATCCGGGTCATCTAACTTAACGATTGCGCGAAACCGGTTGAACCAGTTCTGACCACGAACAGCGCGCCGGTCCTCTAGAGACTTATTGACAGAAGTTAGAAACTCGCGCTCTAGACGCGAATCTACCTTGTCAAACTGAAATGAACCCTCGCGAGTTACGCGACCACGCTTGTTGTAAGTCTGAACGCTACCAGCCGGGTTAATCGGCTTGCGCTCAACAGTCACAGTACCAGTGACATTAACAACATCAGCCCACCACTTGATATTCTCAGCGGAGTCGCCAACCCACAATTCGCCATACATTCCGTCGATACGCTTTTCAGCCGGAATGATGCCCAACTAGATCACCACCTTTTCTAAAGTCATCATTCCTACGAAAGAACGATGGTATTGAAGATTTGCTCAATAGACTTCACTGTGGAGACACTGTATACTAAGTGAAGCGCATTGCCTGAGTTGTCTTCAGTGGCGTCAAGTTCCACTGTCCAACCGTTATTTACAATACCGTCGTCCTGTAGACGCTGAAGATATCCAGAAACACCAGACAGGATAACAGTTTGTACAGTAGGAATGTTAACATTATCTCCACCAAGCCAACCATTGGCAGCGGCGCGAGACAAGTCGGACTCAATCTGCTGGTGCGTGCGCACTGCTTTGATCTTACCGAATTCGGCTCGAGGCTTGGATAGTGAATTGCTGGTGTAAGTTGTCATATCCTGATGAATACGAGGACTTACAGAATCACTTACCAGAGTGACCACACCACCTGCGTACGCTTCTGCAAGATCATCTGCAGTAGGTACAACCTTAAGCGTAACATCAGTAATTCGCTGCTGAGTAATTGAACGCGACACACCTGCGTCCGCGATAACACCCGCAAGGCGCGGAGCAAATTCAGCAGTTGAAATTGTGTTCTCATCGCTGTCGTAAAGATCAGTATAACCGATGCTAACAACATTTTCGTTGTCTGCAGCAGTTGAGCGAGTTACAGCCTCTCCCATAGTTTCGCCCGCAGCCCCACCAATTACCAGCATAAAGCGCTGACCACTGGTGTTGCGCGAAGCACACCAAGTTACCATCGCTGAGCGAATGGTGTTGTCGGTTAAGTCTGCTGGCGAAACAACATTAAACGTCTGTGATTCTGCGGCAGACTGAAAAGCAGTGTACTCAGAACCAGTTACCGTCAGACCTGAATCACCGTCTGTATCAAAAGAAACACCGGTTACAGTATCTACGTCAGTTGCCGCACCTGCGGCAACATCTACGTAAGATGAAGTAATAGAACTTACCCAATTAGATGGGGCCGATGCTGACAGATTCGAATGACGCTCAATCTCAACGCTATTCTCATAAATAATGAGATCGCGCTCGCTAGAATCAATGGGATTTGCTTGAACTGATACAGTCCAATTAGCAGTTCGTGCACCCTTGTACTTGGCTGTTAGCGTAACAAAGTCTGCATCGTCGGCACCGTTGCGTAGTGCTAGCGTACCCTTTGATCCAGTAGAACCGACCAAACGGTAACAAAGCACACTTGAAGCGCCCGGACGGGTGCCCATACCCTTCAAAGCACCAACGACAGCCGAACGACCAGTACCACTAGTCGAAGATGAGAATGTGGCATCGTACTCTGCGGCACTTGTAACGCTTACGAAAGTGGCCTCAGGCCCCCAATCCGAAGTAAACGGAACAAGAACCACACCATTAGTACCACCAGTAACTACAGCAGTCGCAACCGACTCAAAATTGATGTAGAAACCGGGATCATTCGGCGGCGTAGCCGTTGAAAACGTACCTCCTGCCATTTATCTAGACCCCCTTAACCTTATGCTTCTGAAAATTTGCAATCATATTTGACACTGTACGCTGCGACAAATTCTCGTCGTCTGGCACGCTTTTTAATAAATGCTCTACTAACCACTTAGGCTGTGCATACATAGCCCAAGCGTGCGACACGTGCTCAGACTTGGGCCAAGTTGGCACATCGACCTTAATCGGTGCAGTAGGAGGCTTTTTGTCCTCGGCGTCAGCCTTGGCCATCTCTAGCCCACTCCAATCTCTACAGATTCAAGAACAGTACCCTGCGCCTTTGTGCCATCGTTAGAGCGCTTGCCCTCGATGGTTAGATTGCAAACAACATTGTGCATGGTGTCGTCATCTAGATCTGAAATTAACTGATTCGTTGCTTGCTGCACTCGCAACTTATAATTAGTCATAGCAGAAGGATTTTGCGGGTCTGAATAATCATATAACTGAATACGATTATCTTCCCACGACAACAACGACAACTTGTCAGCAGCCCCCTGCGCATCTGCAAAATCAATAGCATAATACGAAATTACATAATCTGTTACAGAAAATGCGGCATATGTACTATGCTTTGACACCGAAGGGCTTACCATGCTAACAATCATATAAGGACGCTCTAAGAACATGCCTTCCTCGTAGCGTCTGCGAATTTCGATATCTGGAAACTTACTAGCCAAATATCTTTGAACGGAGTAATGCTCCGATCCAAAACCTACTGCAGAAAAACTGCTGTCAGAGGCAGGCATGTGATTTTATAATAGCAGGACGACCGGACAATTTATGTATTTGTCCACGTCCAGAAAATAGGCTCTGCAAGTGCTCTTACTTTTGGTCTTGTTGCAGCAATTCCCTTGGTAAACATATATACCGGGCGTGTTCCCGGATGTTGCACGATTTTAGCGCCACGCTCATCACCGGCTACGTAATATGCCAATGACTTTTGCGGATTCTTGGATCGAATAACGTGAGGAGCCGTTCCGTATTCAACATATGGAGCGTATTCTTTGTTGGTGGTAATTTCCCACCTATAATGACCGGCGACCCACTCTCCGCGCATTTCGCGTTTAATTGATTTAATGAGGTTATACGTTGTAACCGGCACGGCTTTTGGCGCGCCTTTAGGTACCCAAGTAACGCCAGTCGGCGTTCTAGATCTAATTTCGTCTTCTGCTGCTTCTGCTAAGACTTTGCCAATTTGTGGAATTGTCTTATCGTGTAATTCTTCTTTTTTATCTCTAACCCATTCGCTAGGCTTTCTAGTGGTCCAGCGAACTCCCATTACAGATTAGTAACCTTTCTAATCTGAACACTTTGTCCAAGAATAGACCTCTTTTTGCGAAGTTGATTGGGAGCACCAACGACCACCCAAGTATCATTTCCTAATTCATCAGAATCAACTTCAATGCGATCATTAATCTCTAAGACCATCTCTTTTTCTACCAACAATTCGGCAGAAATAGTTTCTTTTGCGGCTTCGTTGGCACCGCGAGATTCTTGTGACTGAGGAGAAATCAGCCTGGCTTTGTACCAATCGCCAGTTTGAACCACGAATTCTGACTCACCTAATTCTGGATTGCGATATCCACGCCTGCGATCGATGCGCCGTGCTCGATCTACCAGAATGCCACGAAAGGCCATTTAAACGTTCCACCATCCGGTTGGAACGGTGTAATTTTCGTGAGGATCAAACCAATCGGCTTCTTGAACGTA